TATGCATATAAACCATCAAAGAAGGGGAAGTATAAATCTATTTTTGGTGACAAACTAGATAAGGTACACAGATTCGATAGAGATGATATTACGCTGTTTGAATCTGATGTGGCGGAAACAACCCGCATTCTGGTTGACAACTACACACACTCAGACGCAATTTCAACTGGCCATGTCATAATGTTTTTTGATATTGAGGTTGAGATGGAAACTGGTACACCCGATATAGAAAATCCTACAAATGAGATAACATCTATTGCTTTATATTTTTCAAACGAAAAAAAATACAAAGCATTGGTGGTTGATTCATCTAGTAATCTCGATACTATTAAAGTTGAACATTCAAATACTGAATTAATCTCATGCGCATCTGAGAAGGATCTTTTATTAAGGTTTCTTGACATATACGAGTCAAATCGCCCAACAATCGTTACTGGGTGGAACTGCGATTATTTTGACATCCCTTACATGTACAACAGGATGAAGAAGGTCATAGGCAAGCAGAGTGCGCTTAGACTGTCACCAATACAAGATGAATTTTATTCTCCATATAGAAACCGATACTTTTTTGCAGGTGTATCCGTCCTAGATTATCTGTCTTTATATAAGAAGTTTACATATGTTCAATTACCCTCATACTCACTTGATTCGGTATCAAAAAAAGAACTAAATCGTGGTAAGATTGAATACGAAGGAAACTTGGATGAACTCAAGAAAAACGATTTAAAAAAGTTTATTGAGTATAACGTAGTTGACGTTGAGCTTGTTGTTGAACTAAATGAAAAACTACAATTGATAGATTTGGTTCAAGGTATTTGTCATGTTGGTCATGTTCCGTATGAAGATTTTGTGTATTCATCAAAATATCTTGAAGGCGCTGTTTTGACATTCTTAAGAAGAAAGAACTTAGTAGCCCCAAGTAAACCAGCGGATAGAAGAGAACGGATGGCTGCTGTTCGTGAATCTGGAGAAGAGAAGTTCATTGGAGCATATGTAAAAGATCCAATTGTTGGAAAATATGAATGGATATATGACTTGGACTTGACATCACTATATCCATCTATTATTATGTCTCTGAACATTTCACCTGAAACTAAAATCGGTAAGATAGATAATTGGGATGCAGAGCAATATGTACGCGGTGTAGAAAAGGAATATTCAATTGCTGGTAATTTGGTATCAAAGGAAAAACTTCAAAAGTTTTTAGATACCTATAAATATTCTGTAGCATCGAACGGCGTGTTATACAAAACAGATGTCAAAGGAATTATACCATCTATATTGGACGATTGGTTTGATAAGCGAGTAGAGTATAAAGATCTGATGAAAAAGTATGGTAAAGAAGGAAACAACGAGCAGTACGTCTTCTACAAACAACGTCAGTTAGTTCAAAAAATCCTTCTAAACTCTCTTTATGGAGTACTTGGATTACCGGCATTCCGGTTCTATGATATTGATAATGCAGAAGCTGTAACGCTTACTGGGCAGACTGTGATTAAAAAGACAGCAGACGTAATAAATAAGAAGTATAATAAAGAACTACTTACTGATAATATAGATTATAATATCTATATCGATACCGATAGCTGTTTCTTTAGTGCCCTTCCGCTTGTAAAACACAGATTCCCTAGTATAGATATTTCAGACGATAAAATAATGACTGAAAAAATCTATGAGATAGCAAATGAAAGTCAAGAGTTTGTAAATGAATTTTACAATGTTTTTTCAAAAAGATTTTTTAATATAGACTCTCACAGGTTTGAAATAAAACAAGAAATGATTGCCAAAGCTGGTATCTGGATTGCTAAAAAACGCTATGCCCAATGGATTATAGCAGATAACGGTGTCATGGTTGATAAGCTCGATGTAAAAGGACTTGACGTTGTTAGGTCATCATTCCCTAAAGCATTTCAAGGATTTATGTCAAACCTATTAATTTCTATATTGAAAGGTGCTTCTAAAGATACCGTTGATAATCTAATTTTAGAGATGAAAAATAATGTTCACAAATCATCTATTGTAGACATTGCAAAAAATTCATCTGTTAATAACCTTGTTAAGTATAAAAATAAAATTGATATTGACCGGATAAATGTATTTGCAAAGGGAACTCCCGCTCACGTAAAAGCGGCAATAGCATATAATAGATTACTGGAGCACTATAAGTGTCCATATAAATTTATACCGTTTAGAGATGGGGACAAAATGAAATGGATATACTTAAAAGAAAACCCATTGTATATAGATGTACTTGGATTTAGAGGAGATAGCGATCCAACAGAAATAAAAGAATTTATATCTAAATACGCAGATCCAGATTACATGTTTACATCCGAGCTTAATAATAAATTGGAAGATTTTTACAATGCACTGAAATGGAAACTGCCAACAAATAATTCTAAATTAGTAAGTAATTTTTTTGAAATGTAAGGTTATTAAAATGGAAAAAAGTAAGTTATTGAATTTTATAGCAAAATATTCATTAGGTGGTTCCGTTGAAACTGTTGAATGGAAAATAGATCCAAATAAAATTTCAACAAGATTTATGACCGATCAGCAGGACGTGATTGGCGAAATATCGGTTGATGTCACTAATAGTAATGATGAATCAATCTCAATCGGTATATCAAATACATCATTGTTGGTAAAAATGTTATCGGTTCTAGAAGACGAGATTGAATTGTTATTTACCACGTTGAATGGTAATAATTCACCAAATTCTATTGTATTGAATGATAATACAACAACTGTAAACTATATGGCAGCTGACAGTAGCATCATACAGAAAGTACCCAATCCGAAAAAAATGCCTGATTTTAATTATGAATTTGAATTTAACAGAGAAAACTTTTCTGATAAATTTGTAAAAGCAAAGGCTGCATTTTCTGATATAGATATCTTTACTATAATTCCATCAAAAAATGGTGTCTCTGTTAAATTAGGAAGTAACGAAAATAAATTAACGTTAAAACTTCCGTCAATATCTGGTACTGCATCGCGTGAAATATCATTTGACGCAAAGCTTCTAAAAGAAATATTAGTTGCAAATAAGGATGCATCTGGTGGTAAGTTTTCTGTTATAGAAGATGGCATCGGTAAAGTTGAACTTTTTACTGAAGGATATTCTATAACGTATTATTTAATTGAAAAAATTCAACCGAGCTAAATAATAGTTGCAAATTTATTAAAAATTTTATATATTGAATGACTGTAATACATGAAATACAACAGGTTTTATGGGTAACCACACCACATGGGGATGGCCTTGCTATTTTTATAATTGATTATGGTATGCATGAAAATACCATTTGGGTAGTTGCCGCTGAATCAGATGGGAGCATACGTCATTATAATAGTAATCAAATTAATTTCCATAGAAACCACACGATAGATTTTAATATTAACGATAAAATATAGGAGATGTAATATGACAGTTATAAAGCATTATACTGCAGAATGGTGCAGCCCTTGCAGAGCATTAAAACCAATTATGAATGAACTCGTGAGCAAAAATTCTCACGTACAGTATCAAATAATTGATGTAGATGTAAATAGAGACATGGCAAATGCAGCTGGAATTAGATCCGTGCCAGTTGTTGTAATTGAAAAGAATGGCATGGAAACTTCTAGATTTGTAGGAGTTCAATCTGCAACAATTTATGAAAACGCTATTAAATAAGGAGAATATATGAATGGAAGAAACTGGTGGTCAACAACTCCACCTTCGCATTTTGCATACACTGAAGAAGGGCATATGATACCGAATACTATAAATGTAAAATTTAAAAGGCTTTATGATGATACCGTAATCCCTTCATATGCAAAAGCGGGTGATGCTGGACTAGATTTAACTGCGTGTCATATGACATATGATGGTACTTTTATTGAATACGGCACTGGTATTGCAGTTGAAATACCGCGTGGATATGTTGGGCTTGTGTTCCCACGTTCTTCTGTTTCAAAGAAGGAAGATTTTTATCTCAAGAATTCAGTTGGTGTAATTGATTCTGGATATCGTGGAGAAATAAAATTACGATTTAATAAGTCAGATACCTGCTATGAAGTTGGGGAAAAAATCGGACAGCTTATTATAATGCCATACCCAACGGTACAAATTGTAGAAGTTGATGAACTTTCAGATAGCGAACGTGGGGTGGGTGGCTTTGGTTCTACAGGAAAATAATATGAAAGAGATTTTAACTGATAAACAACGATACGATATAATTAATAGTTGGTCAAATTACGGTCCAACTACTTACTATAATTTGGTTAGACAAACCGAAATGTTTATTATAGAAAAGCAAGAAAATAATACTAAATCTCATTGGTATACTAGAATTTTAAATGTTTTTAATAAAAAAAGGATTAGTATATGAGTAGAAGTTTTAAAAAGAATCCAATACATGGTAACACCCTTGCAGAATCGGAAAAGAAAGATAAACGATACGCGAATAGAAAGTTCAGAAAAATAATTAAAAATAAAATACATGCATCACATTATGATGCTGATACACTAGAAGATACTATTTTTCCGTCTAAACAACATGATGCGTCTGATAATTGGCTCTTTTCTAAAGATGGTAAACATTATTGGAATCCAAAACGATTATCTAAAGAGTTAGTAGAATATTTTAAAAAGATCATGAGAAAGTAATCTATGCCTGAGAATACATTGTGGGTTGAAAAATATAGACCTAAAACACTTGATACATATATTTCATCTGAGCAGTTAAAAACTGCGTTTTCCTATTATTTAAAAACTAATGATATACCACACTTATTACTACATGGTGGTGCCGGTGGCGGTAAAACTACATTAGCTAAAATTATAGCAAATACAATTGCAGATGGTAATTATTTGTATATCAATGCAAGTGATGAAAATTCTGTTGATACTGTTCGTGATAAAATTAAACTGTTCGCATCTACGGTTGGGTTCGGTGGATTGAAAATTGTTATATTAGATGAAGCAGATTTTACAACACCAAACTTTCAGGCAGCTCTTCGAAATGTAATGGAAACGTATAGTAAGAATACAAGATTTATACTGACATGTAATTACGTAGAAAAGATTATAGAGCCATTGCATTCTAGATGCCAAAAATTTAACATATTACCTCCATCAAAAAAAGATGTTGCAATTTTGGCTGCAAACATTCTGGATAGCGAAAATGTTAAATTTGATAATAAAACATTAGCATCGGTTATAAACATAAATTTTCCTGATATACGTAAGACAATAAATACGTTACAGAAACTTAGTATTACTGGCACGTTAGAGATCCCTGAAGAAATACAAACAGATCAGGCGCTAAATACTAAGGTAATAGAACTTTTAAAAAAATCTAGCGTAAAACAGCTTGAACGATTTGCTGAAATACGAAAGCTAATTGCCGATGGATTAGTCAGGGATTTCAATCCCATATACAGATCAATCTACGATGGTATAGATAGCTTCCCAGAGAAAACTAGATTTGTAATATTAGCAACAATTGCAGATGCACAATATAAAGATGCATTTGTAGTAGACCATGAAATAAACGCAATGAATGCATTTTTTACAATTATTGATGAATTAGGATAATATATGGCAAATACATTTGATTTAACAGGTGGAATAAATCAACCACCAAAGGCAAACGTAAAATTAGATTTATCTCAAACCACAGATTTAGAATGTAGCAACTGCGGTAGCAAATTTTTTCACATGGCATACATGTTTAAAAAGGTGTCTGCCCTAATCTCTCCTACCGGAAAAGAATCATTGATCCCAGTAGAAACTTTTGCGTGTCTAGAATGTGGTAACATAAACAAAGAGTTTTTACCGAGAACAATGAACAATAACGATCTTACGATGGAATAATGGCAAAGAGTATATTTGATCATTTAAATGGAATAGGTAAAAATAAAACAAATTGGAATGACTTATCTGAATCAGATAAGAAGTCATGGGATGATTATATGATAACACGTTGGTTATCCATGAACCCAGAATACATAGGTCTTGTAAATGATTTACAGATTTTAAGAGCAGGTCCTATAACATCTAAAGATTATTATAATTTGTTACTTTATTCCTTGCCTAAGAAAAACAGTTATGTAAAGTACATAAAAAAATCTAGGGCATATGAAGAAAATAAAGAATTGTTAAATTTTTTATCATCATGTTATAAGATAAGTAAACGTGAATGTTTGGATATGATAGATTTATTCCGTACATTAAAACTACAAAGTGAGTTTGATATGTTATTACAAACTTATGGTATACAAGAAGATAAGAAGATTGAATTAAGAAAGGAATTATTTAATGATTAAAAATAATGAACATTGGCCATCTGAGTGGGAGTTTACAGATCGGCATGTAGTTGAAAATATAGAAAATGAATACCCAGAGATGATGAAAGAATACAGAAGAATAATGTGGCATCAATATGAAGTATTTTGTAAGAAGCAAAGCAACTATGGACCAGGTAATATTTCACTAGGAACAGATCTAACAAAGCCGGATGACAAAAAAATGAGTCTGATTGGGCTTTGGTTCAGAATGAATGATAAAATACAAAGATTAAAAAATTTAGTAGTTTTGGGTAAAAGCGATACAGTTGGCGAATCCGAAATTGATACTTTTCAAGATTTATCTGTGTACGGCATAATAGCACAACTTGTAGCAAATAGCAAATGGGCTAAATAATGGCTGGAAACAGAATATCATTTTCTCAATTCCATATGTGGAAAACATGTCCACGTAGATGGAAATTGAAATACATAGATAAAGTTGGAACCGATGAACCAGGGGTAGCTGCTTTGTTTGGCACTGCAATGCATGAAACGTTGCAGGAATATCTTGATGTATTGTATAATAAAAGCGTTTCAGAAGCTAATTCGTTAAATTTAAATGAAAATTTAAAGAATAAAATATATCAACAGTATAAACAATTGCTTTCTGAAAATAATAATATACACTTTTCAACTAGTGCTGAATTATCTGAGTATTATGAAGATGGTGTTAGAATTTTAA